TTATTTTTGAAAATGCTCAAAAACAGCGATAGCATCGTGTTTTTTCTGGGTATATAAATGGCTATAAGTTTGCATTGTTTCTGTTATTTGAGAGTGACGCATTAAAGATTGTAAGACAAAAATATCTACACCGCTGTTGGCTAAATAAGATGCGTATGAGTGTCTTAAAGTATGAACATCATATTGTGGAAATACTTCTTTATATTTCTTTTGTAAGTGCTTATAGTGCTTAGGTTCCATTCCACCAAATATAAAATAAGAAGTTTCATCAAAATATTTATATTTTACTTTTTCTCGTTCGTATCTATTAGCTAACATTTGGTTTATGAAGCTTGGTAATGGTACAATGTCTTCAGAAGATTCATTTTTGGCACGATTATAAATTTCTCTATTTGAGGTATCCATCGTTTTATTGATGGATATCTCTTTTTTATATTTGTTGTAATCCTCCCAAGTTAAAGCCATAGCTTCTCCCACACGTAAACCCGTATAAAACATTAAATAAAGCAACTCTCTATAATCATCTTCTTTAATATTATTTATCTTATCTTCAAACTCCTCTCTTAACATATATTTAGGTTTAGGTTTCACTCTAGGAATAGGTGTAATTGAAATAGTTGGATCTATACGCAAACCAAAATGTTTTTTTGCGTGATTAATAACAACTTTAAAACTAGACCATATCGCTCTTGCTGTATTTGGACTATTTACGGCACTCATTAAATATGTTCTGAATTCTTGGCATTGGTTTTGTTTAATTTGATTCATTTTAATATGACCGAATTTATCTTTAATATGTTTGTTATATTCATTTACTTTTCTTCGGCGTGTCTTTTTTCTCAAGTCCGTGTGTTCTAAATAATGATTAAATACATAATCAAACGTATTAGAATCACTGTAACCCGTCTCTATTTCTGTTAGAAAATTTGCTTCTGCTGATTTAGCTTCACGTTTTGTATTGAAACCACGTTTCACTTTCCGTTTGTTATTACCATATACATCTTTATAACGAGTGGAAAAATACCATTTATTTGTATTATCATCTTTATATATCGGCATATTTATCAATTCCTCCTAAAAAAGATAAAAAATAATAAGGGTAGGCGAGCTACCCATTAAATTTGATTTAATAATTTATTTTCTTTTTGTTTCATATATTGTTCCATAAAATCAAAGTCAGGTTGATTTTTTGAATTTATTGGAAGCAATATTTTTTTCTTTGCTAATCGTCCTAAAGTTGCTCCATTACCACCCCAATTTAAATTTTCCAATTGTTTTTCAAGTAAAGGTTTGATAAATAAAGCTATATACTTATTAAGTTTAAAATTAACTAAATCGAATATTTGAACATTCTGTCCAGTATAAAAGGGATGTTGTTGATAGAAAACTGTTTGTGTATCTAGGCCAATGGTAATTACATTACTAGTGTTTAATTCTTTAATCTGTTTTGGAACATAATGTGCAATACCGTTATTATTTTGAGTACGAGTTACAAACGGATAAATATCTTCCCCTTTTTTGTTAAGTTTTGAAAAATCTGTACTATTTATAGACGAATATAATGAGAATATTTCACTATTTAATTGAAAAGCCCTCCACTCTCTATCATTCAGTTTCATCATTGAATAGATACCCCCTTCCGTGTAATTTCATATCAAATTCAAAGGTTAAATAGTCAGCAATTGTTTTTTCGAAATCTTTGTCTGTTGGTATGACTTCATTATAGTAAAAGAAACTATGCAACCATTCATCTTTCCAAGTAACAGGGGATTTTACTAAAAATTTAGAATCTGCATCTTCCCGATCATTGAGTACATTCAAAAGATAATCTTTTTTAGACTTTTCAGTACCATCGCCAACTAAACCTCTATGCTTATGCACTACATAACCATCATCAGAGAAATTCACAAAGCTAACTCGTTTCTTATCATCTTGAGGTACTCCAGCAGTAAATATTGCTATACAAGTATTTACTCCTATACCATAAAATGTTTCTTTATTTAAAGTTATAACAGTTTCTAATGAGTTATTTTCTAGTATTTCACGCTTGTAATTTTTTCCTTCTTTTTTATTACCTCCTGTCATTGTGCTTTGTGGAACGATTGCAGCTAATTTAGCACCTTTTTTCATCAGAGATAACGTTTCCTTAATAAAACTTATTTCGGATAAGTGACTCAAATTTTTGTTTTTTCCTTGTGAGTATGGAGGGTTAATTAAAGCTTTTGTAATTTTGTCAGTATATGGTTCTTTAGAAACATGAAATACATCATCTCTTTTCAAATTACTTTTACCGTCGCCTCGTAAAATCATGTTTGTAGTTGCAATAGAAAACAACTTTTGCTGTAGCTCAATTCCGTGTAGTTGATCTTGTTTGATTCGCTCTTCTTTATCCTTATTAGGCGCCTGTTCTAACATCCTATTCATAGCAGCAATTAAAAAACCACCAGATCCACAACAAGGATCTAATATATAATCATTTTCATTTATATCAATTAATTCACACATTAAATTAGTAATATGTCTTGGAGTTAAAACTATTCCTAATGAGTTACCATCATTGCCTCCGTATTTGACAAATTCACCATAGAAATTTCCTAATACATCCATATCTGAATGTTTAATATTTTTCTTTAATTTTTCATTCAGCTTTATAGTAAAATACTTTAGTGGTGTCATTCCTAAATCATCACGTACTCTGTTTAAAGTTAAATCGCTTTGCATAAAAGTAAAATTATCTTTAAGCTCTCCAATTTTGGCATGTGGCATTAAACTTTTGTTTCTTAAATATTTATCTATAGCATCAAATAAAATTTCGCCATCTTTAACTCCTACGCCTTGTAATCCTTGTAACTTGTCTACATTAAAAATTACATCTTCGTTTTCTAAAGCTAGCAAAATTGCAGATACTACAGATGCTTTCTTTTCTCCTTCAAGCGACCCATAGTTTCTTAAATCTTCATGTAGATCAGCAGCTATTTTGTTAACTTCTTTTAATTCTCTTTCTTCTTTTGGAAGCTCTCCTAGAACTGAAACACGGTAAAATTCTTCTATATTTTCTTCTTTAAGATCATTAAGATTGTTTACGTCAGCAATAAATTTATATTCATTTTTATCCACAAAGTAAATGCTAATTTTATTTGAATGACCATTACCAGAGGCACCAATAGCAAATGCTTTATCTATGATGTCAGTATTTTTGATAATATGTCTAGCGTAATGAATAGCTCCATTCACTGCATATTTTGGAACTATTTCAGGATTATCCAACGTTACATTGTCATCATTTGAATATATATGTAAATTGATATCATTTTTATCTTCTACTACAACAAAAAAATCATTACTAAAAAATGTGAATTCCGGTTTTCCTACATTGCCATTCAAACGTTTACTTGCTGTTTTTAATGCATTTTGTACCTCGATGTTACCACTAGACTCACGATAGTATTTAACGCCTAACGATTTTATTTCGTCGTTCATATATTCATCTATACCAGATTTTTCGTTTGGTTTCATATGTATTCATCTCCTTTATCTAATAAATATAACATTTTATATTCGAACACACGTAATGGTTCAAAGTGGATTATTAAAATAGTTTTTGACTTGCTACAACACGACCAATTATTTTTCTTCACCTAACATATCGTATATGCAAATTTACAAATTTAACAATTGTTTTTTCTTTAAATCAAATTCTTCTTGCGTTATTGCTTCCATATCTAAAAGTTCTTTTAATTGTTTGATTTGTTCTAAGTCATCATTTTTATTTTCAGTTTGAGAAGGTTTTTCTTTTGGTTCTTGCATTTTATCATTTACATAAGCTATAAAATCATCCAATTCAGAATCATTTATCCATTTCATATTAACTTTATTACCACTGGAATAAAAAGACAAAGTATTCCCAGTAAATTTTTTACTTAATTCAAATGTACTTATTTTATTATAATCAAAATTTTCTAAATCATAACCACTGAATCTTTTAGCGTAAAAAATAATGCGTTTATTCGTTGCTACTAAAACGCCATTTTTAATTGTTTCTTGTCCTAACGTTTTAGTTTCATAAGTTCCAAATATACTATATTGTATTTCTTCATTTTCATTTAGTACTGTTTCTTTAACTAATGATAAGTTTTTGGTTTTTTTAGCCATAATATATTACTCCTTTTAATCTAAATTTTTAAATTCAAATACTTGTAACGGTTCAAACTTGATTACGTATCCTTTGTAATAGGTGGATAAACCATATTTCTTTTTATAAAACTCAATCACTTTAATTATGTACTCTTCGCTTAACTCGACATATTCTGCCAACTCGTGTAAGTTACTTATTCCATAATGATATGCTTCTATAATTAAACGTAATGGTAGTGCAGCTTGATATCCTGCACGTCTAGCGTAATTTTCAAATTTACGATTGTTAAATTTTGATTGATCTGTGATATCGCCCCAAGTCAGTTTGTGGTGTGCGAGTTCTTCAAATAACACTTCAGCTTTACGTGTTTCGCTAAGTTGTTTATCAATAACAATTACTCCCATATCATATAATCCTTTAAAGTTACTATTAGACTTAAAATTATCACCTATAGGTATATGACTATTTTTAATTACTAAATCTTCATATAGTGACATATATAACTACTCCCCTTGCATTTTGCGATGTTGTTCTCTTACGTAATTTGCATACTTTCTAATTTCTGCCAATTCTTCTTCAGTAAAATCATTTCCATCTAAATGTGCAGCTATTGTATCTTCATTAGAAGGGTCTTCGTCAATCCATCCCATTAAGTAAGCTGGATTAACGTTTAAAGCACTAGCTATATTTTCTATAGTGTCATTTTTTAAATTTTTAATATTTCCGCTCTCATATCGTTGTACAGTGGCTTCAGTTTTACCAATTTTTCTTCCTAATTCTGCTAAAGTTATGCCCTGTTTTTCTCTTGATTGTTTCATTCTTTTTGAAAAGCTCATCTTGTCCAGCTCCTTTTATGTGATATCTATATTATAAGGAAAACTTTCGGCATTTGCAATATTTTTCTAAAAAACTTTCGCAAAATGCTTGATTAATTAATTAAGTGTTGTTAGTATTAACTTACGCAATACGAAAGCGAGGTGAACAACATGTATGTGGACAAGAATTTACTTCTTTCGAAAATGTCATTGCGTGGTTACAATATTTCTTCTTTAGCTGAAGCTACAGGAATTAATAGAGACACTATTTCCAACGTATTAAATGGTAAAACAGCACCGTCTTATCCGGTGATGAACGCTATTTTTTATGAACTGAAATTAACACCACAAGAAGCAATAGATATTTTTTTTAGCAGCAACTTACGTAATACGAAAGTTAAAACTTAAAGGAGGAAATCAAATGAAAGGATTACAAGAAATACAAATCGAAAATAATGCAGAATTAGGTCCAGTTGTTTCAAGCAGAATAGTAGCAAAAGAATTAGAAAGAACACACAAAAATGTAATTAGAGATTTAGAGCAAATTTTAGAAAGCTCAAATGTGAGCTCTCTAATTATACCAAGCAGTTATAAAGTTGAAGGGCAAAAAAGAAGTTATAAAGAATACCTATTAACAAAAGACGGTTTCACATTGTACATGTTCAACATTCAAGGGCATAACGATTTCAAAATGGCTTACATTAATAAATTTAACGAAATGGAAAATGCGTTGCAGAATAAATTGCCGGGTTCTTATAAAGAAGCAGTAGCTCAATTATTAGAAAACTTAGAACGCAATGAAGAATTACAACTTGAGAACAGTATTCAAAAACAGCAAATAGGAGAGTTAAAACCTAAAGCAACTTATTATGATTTGGTCCTACAAAACAAATCATTGTTATCAGTTAGCAAGATAGCTAAAGACTACGGTATGAGTGCTAGAGCATTAAATACTTTATTGCATGACTTAGGTATTCAATACAAACAAGGCGACATCTGGTTACTATATGCGAAATATCAAGACAAAGGTTATACGCAGACAAGCACATATGCATTAGATGAAGAACATTCAAAGGTAAGTACAAAGTGGACGCAACAGGGAAGGTTGTTCATATATGACTTGCTAAAAGATGAAGGCATCTTACCTACCATAGAAAAACAAATCGAAATATAGGAGGAATTTCAATGACGGATAAAATTAAAGGTTTAGAAGTAGATCTATCTAAAGGAGAGAATAACATGAAAAATTTTAACGAATTAAGCAATGAAGTGCTAGTAGAAGAAATGGAAACATTGAAGGTAGTTTTAGAAAAAACAAGAAAAGAACCAACTCCACAACAGGTTGAAGCTGCTGCGAAGTTGATTGAAGCAATACGTGCTACAGCGTTCAATTATTAGTGAGTAGCATTACTTGCTTGGCGTTCATCTTTGCAAACTATCGCATTTGTAACGTTGTTCAAGTTTATAAATTGATTTTCATTTGCAAAGATAGTTGATTCATCAATGACTTCAGAACGAGTTACAGTAGTGTGTTTACCATTAATATATTTAACCACTACAGCATAATTGTCATTTAATGAATCGTTTATTGATTTTGCATCCATATTTATCACCTCCTTAGGTGATTATAGCAGAAACACGTTACGCAATATAAAAATCGAAATTTAGGAGGAAACGGAATGATTAAAAACGTACTAACTTCAAAAGAAGTAGCAAATGTATTGGAGGTCTCTGCCTCTACCGCATGCAAATATATCAAGCGCATGAACGAAGAAATGGAACAACAAGGATACTTTACTATTTCAGGCAGAGTACCAGTTAAAATGTTTCAAGAAAAATTCCCGTACCACGAAATACCGGAAGAAATATTAAAAGAAAAGGAGTGATTACATGAGAACACTATTAACATTTCTATCAATGCCATTCTCAACAATAGCAATAGGCTTAGCAACAAACGATTTCTTTATCGGTATGTTGTTATCGGTAATGGCAGGTTTCGGATTGTATTGGTTCTGGGATAAGTTCTTAGATGCAATAAAAAAGACTGAAAGCAAGGGTAGTTGCTAACAGTCAGAACAAATACTTTTAAAAATATACAACTTAAATATACACGGAATAGAGGTGTTTCGTCAAATGGCAAAGGAAACGGTAACTTATATCATTCGGCACAGAGAAATACCAATTTATATAACGAACAAACCTAGTGATGCTAATCCAGATACAAATTATTCCACAAACAGAAGTAGAGCTAGAGAATTTGATGGAATGGAAGAAGCAAAAATAAATATGGACCATCACATAGCTATAAAAAAGACAGTCACAGAAACAACTGAATACGAGGAGGTACAAGATGACTGAACAAACATTATTTAACAAACTTAACTCGATGAACGTGAATGATCATGTCGAAAAGAAACAAGGGTTATCATACCTTGCATGGTCTTACGCACACCAAGAGTTAATGAAAATCGACCCTAACTATGAAATGAAGATACATGAGTTCCCACATCCAGACGTAACTAACGACCAATATTTTGTGCCTTACTTGGCTAGTCCTGAAGGTTATAGCGTAACAGTATCTATTACATTAAAAGGGTTAACAAAGACGGAAACTTTACCTGTACTAGACTTTAAGAATAAGTCAGTACCGTACAAACAAGCTGATATGTTCCAAATAAACAAAACATATAAACGTGCGTTTGTTAAAGCAGCAGCATTACATGGTATCGGATTGTATTTATATCACGGTGAAGATGCGCCAGACGCTAGTGAAAGTGATGTAAGTGAATTAACAGAAAAGATTAATCAATTTGTAAGTATCTCACAAGAAAAAGGCAAAGATGCGACGTTAGACAAAACGATGCGTTGGTTAGGATTACAGACTATAAACAAAGCATCGAGAAGTGAGATTGCAAACGCGCACGCGAAATTAGACGCAGGGCTAAAACAATTAGACAAGGAGAATGAACAATGATAAATAGAGTCGTATTAGTAGGTAGATTAACAAAAGACCCAGAATTTAGAACAACGCCTAGTGGAGTGAATATTGCCAATTTCACTTTAGCTGTTAATAGAACATTCACAAATGCACAAGGCGAGCGTGAAGCAGACTTCATCAATGTAGTTGTTTTTCGTAAACAAGCAGAAAATGTAAACAACTATTTATTCAAAGGTCATTTAGCTGGTGTTGATGGTCGTATGCAATCACGTAGTTATGAAAACAATGAAGGCAAACGAATATTCGTTACCGAAGTAGTAGCGGACAGTGTTCAATTCATGGAACCTAAATCACAATCTAAAGGTCAATCTCAACAACAAAGTGGACAAGCTAAGTCACAACAATCACCTGATAAGGATAACCCTTTTGCTAACGGTAACGCAGATATAGATACGGACGATCTCCCGTTCTGATTGGACTGATTAAATGCCGATTATAAAAAACTACATCCAGCAAGATGACGGCACAATAACTGCTGTCATCGAGGGTGTAACTTTAGAAAACAAAGACTTCTTACTGTTAGATAACGGACTAGAAGTAGAGTGCGACGTAATTGTGAGCGACCCTTACAAGATAACAGATAAGCAACGTAGAAAAGTATTCGCAATGGTGCGAGATATATTCAACCACTATGGACAACCAATGGATTATCTACGTTACATGTTCCAAAAACAACTAGAGTTTTTGCATGGGTATGAACCAATTTCATTAAGTAACTGTAGTAGAAGGCAAGCGAGTGAATTAATCGAGTTAATCTTAGATTTTGTATTCACTCACGATATACCTATGAACAAGGCCACTAGCGACCTTATGAGCAACGATAAGTATTTTATATATAAATCTACTATAAGCAGAATATGTGTTGTCTGTGGCGCTAAAAATGCAGATTTAGCACACTATCAAGCAGTAGGCAGAGGACGTAACAGAAACAAGATAAATCATTACGGAAACAAAGTATTAGCATTATGTAGATTCCACCATAATCAACAACACAATATAGGAATGGATAGTTTTAATAAACTACATCATTTAGAAAATGCTTGGGTGGATGTGGACGAGAAACTAAACAAGGTGCTGAAAGGAGGAAAAGTTAATGACTGAACAACCAGGGTTTTACTCTATATTACCAGCAGTAGTTAGATACGATACGAGATTAACCGATAGTGAAAAAATATTTTTTTCGGAAATCACAGCTTTAAGTAATAAATACGGTTATTGCACAGCATCTAACGGATATTTTTCTAAGTTGTATGACGTAACTAAAGTGACTGTATCAAGAAGAATTTCACATTTGAAAGAATTGAATCATATTCATGTAGAAATAGTTAGAGAAGGGAAAGAAATTAAACAACGGAAAATCTTTCCTATAACCAATATAAGTACCCCTATTAACACAAATGATAATACCCCTATTAACAATTCTGTTGGTAGCCCTATTAACACAAATGTTAAAGAGAATAATACAAGAGAGAATATTACAAGTATTAATAGAGACGTGACCACTAAAATATTTGATTACATTAATAAAAACTTAGAAATGGTGCAGAGTCCATTGAAAGTAGAAGAACTGGAATACGAAATCAATCTTATTAAAAATGATGCTTACGAAATAGTGAAAATAGCAGTTGACTACAGTAAGAAGAATAATAAAGGCATCAACTACTTAATCAAAGTAATTAAAAACTGGAATAAGGAAGATATCGATACTATAGAAAAAGTTAAAGCTAAGATTGCACCTAAACAACGTAAGCAATCTAAAAGCGATACCGAAAACTTATTAGAGAGAAAACGTCAAGAAATATTTGGAGGTTAGACATTATGCCAATGACGAAAAAAGAAGCATTTCACATTATTGAGGTTATAAGTAATGTCTACAACATGGAATTGAATGATACTAAATTTAATTTGTGGATCCAATTCTTAACTGAAGGTGGAGATTATGAGCCAACAATGAAAACAGCAAAAAAATATATTAAAGACGGCAATGTTTATCCGCCTAAAATACCTAATATTATGCGTGCATCACCAAAACTAATGAAAGAAGATAAGCTGGATGATGAAACGAAAGAACATCGTTGGCGAATGGAGAATGATCCAGAGTATGTAGAACGTAGAAAAAAGGCGTTAGATGCTTTTAAACAAAAGGTCCAAGAATATAACAGCAGAGGTGATGACTATGTTGAATGAACAATATGAGATTGAAAGTACAGTCATTGCCAGTTTGTTAAAAAAGCCAGATTTGCTTGAGAAACTAAGAGTTAAGCCCTATATGTTCCAGAACGAATATTTCAAGAGTTTTCTCGAATATATATTAGATCAAGGGAAAATCGATTTAAATGAAATATATCTCAAGAGCGCTAAGGATAAAACATTCCTAAGTAATGATGTGATAGGTAAACTATATCAATCAGACTTTATAGGTTATGGCTTCTTTGAACGATACCAGCAAGATTTATTAAAGAACTATCAGATTATAAAAGCTCAACAAATTACAAATAACTTTAAAGCGAATGCAACTAATGAAAATCTAAATGCGATGCTAGATGAGTTGAAAGACCTAACAAATATTACTACTAAACAAGAGAACAGAACGCAAAAATTTGTAAATGATTATGTGGAGTTGCTGTACAGTGATGAACCGTCACGAACAATCAAAACGAAGTTTCCATTGATGGACCATAAAATAGGTGGATTTGAACCTAGTCAGTTAGTTGTAATCGCAGCACGACCTAGTATAGGTAAGACTGGTTTCGCCCTTAATATGCTATGGAATATTGCCAAACAAGGATATGAAACATCATTCTTCAGTATAGAAACAACTGGTGTAAACGTATTACAAAGACTATTAGCTACGATTACAGGCATTCCATTAAAGAAAATAATGGGAATCAAAGACCTAACACCAGAGGAATTAACACAGTTAACTAGCGCTATGGATAAAATACTGAAGCTAGGTATCAATATCAGTGAAGAAAGCTCAACTACTGTTCAAGATGTTAGATCACAAGCAATGAAATCATCAGATAAACCACAAATTATTTTTATAGATTACCTGCAGTTAATGAGTACAGATACCAACACAGATAGACGTGTGGCAGTAGAAAAATTATCTCGAGATTTGAAGATTGTAGCTAACGAAACAGGTGCTGTCATAGTCATTCTTTCACAACTAAGTCGTGCGGTAGAAACACGTAATGACAAACGCCCAATGTTATCGGATATGAAAGAGTCTGGTGGTATTGAAGCAGATGCAAGTTTGGCAATGCTTTTATATAGAGATGATTATTATGACCAAGATGCCGAAGATACAGATAAATCTATTCTTGAATGTAACATTGCAAAAAATAAAGACGGTGAAACTGGTGTGATTGAGTTTGATTACTATAAAGCAACGCAGAGGTTTTTTACATGAGTATAAATCGATTTAAACAACTACTAGGACACCTTTACAGAGACACATACAAAGGCGATACGCTCATTCAGCGCAATTTGCTTGAGTTAGGTTGGGCGACTGAAAGATTGCTTGTGAGTGGACGTCTAACGCCCTTTGACGACTATGACGAAAATAAGCAAATGATATTTAACGAATATAGAGGTGTGAATATAGATGGGATTAATTGAAGGTAGCAAGAATAAATATTACTTATATCGAGACAACGATGAAAAAGTAGTATCTGTCTTACCGTTGTCGCCGAATGTGAATAACGTTGGCAACTTAACTGGTGCTTACTTCTCGGGTGCAGAAAAAAATATGACAGACGACGAGTTAATGCATTTCAAATCAGTACACAACTTGTATTACGAACAAGAACTTGGAAGCCAAATGAATATATTTGATTTGTAGGAGTGACGGAATGAGTAAATACAACGCTAAGAAAGTTGAGTACAAAGGAATTGTATTCGATAGCACAGTAGAGTGTGAGTATTACCAATATTTAGAAAGCAGATTGCATGTAGATGGTTACGACTACATAGAATTACAGCCAAGATATGAATTAATACCTAAGTTTGGTAAGCAACGAAAGTCAGAATACATTGCAGATTTCGCATTATGGAACGAAGGTAAGTTAATCGAAGTTATAGACGTTAAAGGTATGGCCACAGAAACAGCTAAATTGAAAGCGAAGATATTCCGATACAAACACCAAGACGTGAAGCTAACGTGGATATGTAAAGCACCTAAATACACAGGTAAGCAATGGATAACTTACGGAGATTTAATTAAAGCTAGACGAGAACGTAAGAAAGCGAAGTGATCTAAATGAATGAAGAAACAGCGACTATTCGCTACAAAGTATACGTTGAAAAGCAAGTGTATGTTAATCACGAAGTCGACGATAATACTGCTGCTGATAAGATACACGATCAGATGTGGACATTAAAAGAAGATTACATGGACGCAAAACCATTAGAGTTTGACGACGTAAAAATTATAGATAGGGGTTATTGAGATGAGATTTCAACGTGTAAAAGATAAGAACGGCGAAGTGTGTTACGCACTACAAAACTGGGATAAAGCAATCTTAATACCAGTCGAAGATTACAAAGAGGCAACGAGATTGGGCATAAGCAATGGAACAATCAAAAAACATATGGAAAAAGGTATAAGACACTTCCGTAAATATATTCGAGATTACGATGCTCAACAAGGGTTAGCAAGATTAAAACGTGAGGATAGAGAACGCGAAGAACGCAAGCAAGCATTAGCAGAAGAAAAGCAACGTAAGGAACAGGAACGACTACAGATGATTGACGATGCGAAATGTAGCAGTAAGTGGTTTCAGGAATTATCTAAAAATAATTTAGTAGCAAAACTTAAAAAAGATAAATATGGCAATCAACAATTAGTTTAGGAGTGAATAAAAATGCCAAGTGGACGTCCACACATGTATGAATATGTTGTATATAAAGGGGATGAAGTGATTTGCGCCGGTACTAGACAAGAAATACAAGCGAAGATGAATATTACAGAAGGTACATTTGCTCGAATGGCAAGCTCATTAACAAAAAGAGAAGCTGGACCAAACCAAATTGTAGCAGAGAAAGTGAGTATCAAAGAAATAAAAGCAGAGGCGGTGCGTTAGATGAAAATCAGTGATTTAAAAATAGGTAAATACGTTGTTGTGAATGACTTAGGTGCAGGTAATTATAGCAGTGGCATGCGTGTGATAGGTAAAGTGGTTGAGATTGACGGTAAAGGAAACTATGCAATTATCGAATCGCTAGCTAAACACAGATATGAAATCACAGACTTCAACGATTTTGAGTTGTGGGCGAAAGAGATAGAAAATAAGACGGAGCGTATGAGTAAAGTAAAAATAAAAGATTTGAATTTAGGTGACACAATCCGGATACCACACGGAATAATGAATTTAGAAGGTAAAGTGGTTTCCATAAACGATGTGTTTGCGACAGTGCACTTTCCTTCAGTAGGACATAAAGCTATAGGTGATGAGTCGGATTTTAAAAGAATTAGAAAAGCAAGAAAATCATTGGACCCTAATAAATGGTTAGAGAAAGATATTGAGGAAAATAAGGAAAATTCAAAATCAGTTTTAGAAGCAGGTTTAGGGGTTAGTAAACCGACTACTGACCATAAACAATCCAACGACTTACAACAACGTAAGCGAAAGGATAACGTCAACAGTCCTTCACATTATAACTTTGGTGATATAGAAGTGGTGGACTTCATCGACCAGGTTACCAAACATTACAATTCTGACGTTGCTTACCACATTGGCAATGCTATCAAATATATTAGCAGGGCACCGCATAAGAATGGCAAAGAAGATGTTGCTAAAGCTAAATGGTCAATAGAACGTGCATTTGAGAATTGGGATGTGAAGTAAATGACACCTAACGACATACTACTAAAAAATTCTGACTTGATTGTTAAATCATTATTTCAAAGAGCTGATAGAACATATAAACAATTCTTGAAATATAGTAACACAAGTTATGAGGCAGAAGTTGGTACAAGTAGATACTGGAAAGCAGTGGCTGCCGCTGAACAGACGCAGAGAGAAATAAAAGAATTAATTGAACAACTTAAAGCGATGGATGAATATACACAGTGGAGTGAGAAGTTACACCAAGACAGATATAAGTTTGTTGAGAAGTACGACATAGTAATGGAGAAATATAAATTATCATGATGCTATCAGACGCTATCAAAGTTAAGTACAAAATTGATACTAAAGGCAGAAATACTGTCGAAATGGCAAAGTTACTAAGAGATTGGGGAGTTAAGTCAAGGCTTAGTAAAAGATGACAGAGACCAAGTTATCGACAGCATAGGCGACGCAGTTGTGACACTTGTCATATTATCTCAACAGCTAGGCTTAACGCTTGAGCAGTGCACAGCGTACGCATACAACGAGATTAAAGACCGTAAAGGCGAAATGCGCAACGGTTCATTTAACAAGGAGGACACAAACAATGACAGAAAATAACCTATATACATTTAAAGCAAATTGCTACGGCGTAGTAGACGGCGACACAATTGATGTGATGATTGATTTCGGATTCGATATTTGGGGAGACAGACGATTAAGATTATTGAACGTTGATACGCCTGAACGAGGACAAGAGAATTACACAGAGGCTACTGAGTTTGTGAAAGATAAAGTGTTTAATCACGATGTGCTGGTGCAGACACACAAAGATGACAATTTCGGTCGTTACTTAGCAAATGTTTATTACCTAGATGGCACAGAATATAGACTGCTTAATGATGAGATTAAAAAGAGCGGGCTATTAAAACCAAATTCTAAATGGAATGAGGAGTGATGGCGAGTGAGAAAAGCGACTAAACAAGAACTAGAAGATTTTATCAGAGTGAACGATTTTGGTGTCGATGGTATATACGATAAAGATAGTGCTATCAAACATTTTAGAAATTCTAGTAAACAATTCAAATCAGAACTCAACCAATACAAACAAGCGTATCAGCACTGTGTAGATGATTTAATCGTCTTGCGTGCGAATAATAAACGGTTGGAACGAGAAAACGCAGAACAACTCGCATTACTGAAACAGTTTAGAAAGCTCATAGATTATAAATTAACACTGCATCAAGGCAGTTCGATGTATAGAGAATATCGAAGTAAGTTAGATCAGTTGGGGGTTAAGTAGATGAAAAAACTAATATTCAAACGTAATCATGAAGATGCAATCAAACCATATAGAGCAAACGCTAGTGATAGTGGATTAGACTTATTTACATGTGAAGCTAAGTCACTTGATCCGGGTGAAACTGCAATTATTGATACAGGTATTGCAATTCATTTAGATGAAGGATATGAAGCGCAGGTTAGACCTAGAAGTGGTGTGACTGCTAAGACTAAGTTGAGAGTACAGTTAGGCACAATAGATAATTCATATCATAAAAGTATAGGTATTACTGTGGATAATATTGGCAAGCGACCAATTTCAATAGATAAAGGTAAGAAACTAGCACAGTTAGTTGTGCAGCGTGTAGCGTTACCAGAAATAACAGAGGTGGAAAGTTTTGAGCAAGAATCAGACAGAGGCGGATACGGGTCAACAGGATACTAAAGACATCGCTGAACGTGTACGAATTATATTAGGTAAGGAGTGACGATATGCAATTCCTAGTACGCAAAACAACCCACACAACAGGTGAAGTGTTTTTGGATGCAACTAGAGCTAAGGAGAATGAAGAATTTGTTGTAGTGGATGCAGAGAATAAGGAAGATGCGAAAGAGAAAGTAAAACATAAGGAGGATGACCAATGAAACAAATACTCAAACTATTATTAACACTTGCACTCTATGAACTAAGTAAAGAGATCACATACGAAATCATTTGTCGCATGCAGACAAAGGATATGGTACCTAAAGATTATGAGGTTGATGAATGATGTGGATAATAACAACAATCGTGTTAGGTTGTATTGCGATACTCGCGCTTATATACAATGCCATCAAAGACGCAAAGATAAAAGCGTTAGAATATGAAGTCGGCTATCTGCTATACACGATATTTGAAAAGGAACTGCCTAAGAGAGATCTGGATGATGAAGATATACGCAAGATTAAAGATGAGTTAGATAAACGTATGAAGTAGCTGTGGATTTCATAAAGAGTAACTGGAGGTAGCGTATGAATTTAGGAAAAGAAGATATTCCAAAGTTAGAACAGTTTTATCGCAAGTATGATGAGATGAAAGGGCAGTTAGCGTATAGAAGATACGAATTATTATATCAACCAGAAGATACAAACATAGGTGGTGGGAACTCTAATTTGCCTAATAGTCCGGTAGAGAAAGAGGTCATGAAACTACATAAGGATGATAAGTATCGAAACTTACAATCGACTATACAAGCTATCGAAGATGTATATAACTGTGCTACACCAGAGCAGAAAGCAATCATTGAGTTTAGATACTGGGAGAAAGATTTGCTTATATATGAGTGGGAGGACATAGCACACGAGCTTACTAAACGCAGAGAAGATGATAAGGTTATTAGTCAACATTCTGCTATTAGAATGCGTAACCAAATAATGAGAGACACAGCAAGAAGGATAGGGTGGATCCATTTCGATTAACCGCAATTGCCGCATTAGTGAATTGCGCCTTGTCAATAAGGTAAAGTAGTATCATAGGAAAATCTGGATGGTAGCTTTAGAGGTGAAGTTGTGATTCAGTAGGTATGTAAACTTAATACTATATTATATGAGGCACGTTACTTTTGTAGCGTGTCTTTTTGTATGCACCTAATCTTAATGACCCACACAATAAGGACACACATATTAAAGGACACTGCTTATTAAGGTGGGGATTAAAGGTCGTGTGAATTAAGGTCACATACTTTAAGGTCATCACTTATCCATTGAGTGTGTGACAGACAGAACAATGAACATTCATTTACATTAAAAAGGTTTCATTAGTTTAAGAGATTAATCGAAACATTAAATCATAATTAGAATATAAAGTTTGTTTGTTGTTTCTTTACAATTGAATATTAAAAGAATTGTTTTGTTGATCATAAACTTTATTAGATTAATTTGCATTTGATTGATGAAACAATTTCTAAAGTTAAAGACAAAATGATTTGAGATTATAAATTCTTATTTCGTTTTGTCTTTTATTATTTCTAAAACTAAATTACAAAATGAAATTAATAAAACAAAATTAAATAAATAAAATTCAAATGAAAGAAGTTGATTCATTTGTTTGTTCAACCAAAGGTTCGACTTGGTAACAAGAACTATACTCAAACCGAGTTGCAAAGGTATAGGAAAGCCAATACACAAAGGTATAACAGTGTGGTTAGGCATAACAAGTATAACAAGGAGTACACAGCGTTCTACAATAGCACACAGTGGCGTAAGCTACGTCAACAGGTGTTAATACGTGATAACTATCTTTGCCAACATTGCTTGGCTGAAGGCGTTGTGAATGACAAGAATTTAATTGTCCATCACAAGATTGAATTGAAACGGGATTGGTCGAAAAGACTGGATATGGAAAATTTAGAGGTAGTGTGTTTTAGCTGCCACAACAAAATTCACGGCAAATAATTTCTTGAAAATTTTTGAAAATATTTTTGCGGGGATTCAAACAACCGCACACTTTATTTTTTCGACCCAACAACGAGTCGCAGTTACATTTTTGAAAATGTTTAAAATGAAAGGTAAAAATTCGTAAAGTATAATTACTTTACACGTTGGAGGTGGGGTATTTGGGGAGAATATTGCTTGATGATAAAGAAGAAATCGCTAGTTACTACTTATCAGGAAGAACATACGCTGCTATTGCGGAAATTATGGGCGTATCATCCACCACTGTACGCAGAGTGCTTGATGAATTCGGGTTATATGTAGTTGAAGAAAGAAAAATGTGTGTAGGTTGTGGCGAATATTTCAAACCTACTAGGCACGGTTCAAGAAATCAGAAGTATTGTTCTGATCATTGTAGATATTTGGGTAACAAAGGGGTTAGGTATGTAGTTAAACGGATTAAAAAATGCCGTTACTGCAACGCAACTTTTGTTACTAAAGATGATGAGAAAGAATTTTGTTCTAATTTATGTAAAAAGAAAGAAAAAAGTTTCAATGAAATGATTGAAAAAGGGCCAAGAAGTTGCCTTTATTGCGAAAAATCATTTTATAGTTCCGCTAAACATTACTGTAGTGACGAATGTAAGCGTAAAGCTAGTAGGGTAAAAAGCGAAATCAGAAAAAGTGAACGTCTTAAAAGAGCGAGAAGTAATGGTCCGTTTGATGCAGATATAGATATATACAAATTAATAGAACGAGATGGTGGGCGTTGTTACCTATGCGGTGATGATGTCCTTTTTTCATACCATTATAACGATCCTAAATATCCAACTGTAGAACATGTAATACCTATAACAAAAGGCGGTACCCATTCTTGGGATAATGTGAAAGTTGCTTGTAGGGAATGCAACACTAGAAAAAGCACAACTCTAATTGATGATTATTTGAAAGGGAGGTGAGTGAGTTGGCTGAACGTAAATTGTTATCTCAACAAAAAAGCAGACGTACAAAAGAAGTGCAAGAAGAAAGACAAGCTACGGAAGAAGCTATGAACGAGCTTACCCCTTTAACAGATGAAGCACCAGAGTGGTTAGATAATGATGCTAAAAAAGAATGGAAACGAATATTACCTCTGATTAAAGAATTGCCCGTGAAAGACTTAGATAAAGGTTTATTAGCAACTTATTGCCAAACGTATAGCAATTACAAGAATGCGACTCTCAAGTTAGAAGAAGAAGGTATGGTTATCGAAACCGAAAGAGGAACAAAGTTATCTAGCTACTACACTGTACAAAGAGATAGCGTAAACACAATGAATGCCATTTGTCCTAAATTAGGATTAACTGTTGAATCACGTTTGAAAATACTAGCACCTAGCAACGATAAAGAAAAATCAGACCCATTTGAGGATTTAATGGATGACAAATAAAGATTTCGTTACCGAATATGCTCAAAAAGTGGTTAATGGCGAAATATTAGCTAGTAACAAAAACGTGAAAGTGTGTCAAAGACATTTAGATGATTTGAATAACAAAGATTTGCCTTACGATTTTTACGTAGATAAAGCAAATCATGTTATTAAATTCCTTGAAATGTTACCTGACCCAAAAACAAGTAAAAAAATGGAGCTTGCAGGTTTTCAGAAGTTTATTGTAGGTAGTTTATACGGTTGGCAAGACAGTGAAGGGTACAAAAGGTTTACTAAAGCATATATATCACTCTCACGTAAGAACGGAAAAACACTTTTAGTAAGTGGTTTAGGATTATATGAAATGTTAATGGGTGATGATCCAGTCAATGAGCGTTTAATTGGTTTAAGTGCTAACAGTCGTGACCAAGCAGGTATTGCTTATGACATGACTTACGCGCAACTTAGTGCAATAAGACGAATATCGCCTAAGATGAAGCAATTAACTAAGATAACGCCAAGTGCTAAAGAAATATTGAACACAAATGACCGAAGTAAAATTAAAGCTGTTTCTAATGAAGCTGCCAACCTCGAAGGTCACCAATTCAGTTATGCAATTATCGATGAATACCACGAAGCAAAAGACAAAAAGATATATGAAACATTAAGACGTGGACAAGTGTTATTACACAACCCTAGTTTGATTATTATATCTACTGCTGGCACTAACATGAACGGACCTATGTATGATGAATATCAGTACATAGATAAAATATTAGATGGTATATCACCTAACGAGAACTATTTCATATTTTGCGCTGAACAAGATAATGAGGATGAAGTTCATGACCCAGAAACATGGATTAAATCTAATCCGTTAATGGAATTGACAGAACTCAAAAAGTTGTTAACCAAAAACATTCAACCAGAAGTTAGAACGGCTTTAGATAGTGGAAGTGGATTAAACGGCATACTGATTAAGAATTTCAACATGTGGCGTGCAGCAAGCGAAGAATCGTATCTCGACTTTAACGACTGGAAAAAGAACGAAACTGATTTTGATATTAACTATTCTAAAGTGTATATCGGTTTAGACCTATCACGAGCTGATGACTTAACCGCTATATCGTTCATACACTTAGACGAAACGAACAAACAATACTATATAACGTCGCATTCGTTTGTAGGCACAAAGGGTGGCTTACAAGGCAAGATAGAGCGTGACCTTATTGACTATCGTCAATTGTCCGAAGATGGCTTCTGCACCATCACAGACTTGTCTAGTGGGATTATCAACACTAACCAAGTATTAGATTACATTGAAACATATGTGAACAGACACAACTTAGATGTTCAAGCTATATGCTATGACCCGTATTCGATACATGGTGTGTTAGCAGAAATTGAGCGTAGAGAATGGTATTACGACTTGTATGAAATAAGACAAGGGCCACAAACACTTTCTAATCCTAACTTAGATTTTAGACTGAACGTAATTAATGGAGATATTAAGCATCATAAAAATCCGTTGTTAGATACAGCAGTAAAAAACGCTATTGCTAAGAATGTGAACGATTCAATAATGATTGAAAAGAAAATGAACAGACATAAAATAGATCCGCTCATGGCCACTATATTTGCTTATGTGATAGCTAGTGAACATGAATGGGACACAGAAACGTTTATGCCAATGTTCTTATAGGAGGTGTGACGATGAAGAAAACCTTATATGCACTTTTGGTGATATTACTATTCGTTGTGGGCTTAATAGGGCTGTTCTACGGATTGTTTATACTTTGGGAGCCGTTAGCCTATATTATTGGTGGTTTGCTGCTCATAGGCCTCTCAGGCGTTTTAAATCAAGCGTATGACAATACCTCGATAAGTCAGAAAGGGGGTGACAGTTAAAGATGCCATTACTTGATTTAGGATTTACAAGTAAACAAGAAAAGATGAACAGAGATTTAGAACGATTATTGTATTGGCAAGAACATGGTACACACGCAAGTTATGTTGGTATAAACGCTTTGCGTAATAGTGATGTGTTCACTGCGACACGTATTATATCTGCGGACATTGCTAGTACTAAATTAAAGGTTAAAGGTCACGAAACAAATAAGGTTATGAATCAAATATTAGATCTATTCAATAATAATCCACATTCTGATTTACCAGGTTGGCATTTCAAATTCATAATCATTGCGAATATGTTGCTTAACGGACAATCTTTCGTTGAAATCATACGTGATAAAAACGATTTCCCGGTTGGTTTCCACTTCTTACATAACGATTTAGTAGGAATAGAGGAGAAAGACGGCGAAATTGTTTATAACGTTAGTGAAGATGTGGAAGGTAATGCAGCTAAGATAACCAGTGAAGATATATTGCACTTTAGATATATCACATTAGATGGATATGTTGGCTATAGTCCTTTATATGCGTTAGCACATGAGATTGGTATATCACAAGGCTCAAAGAGTTTCTTACGCAACTTCTTTGATAACGGTGGTACATCAACATCTGTATTGCAATACAAAAAAGGTCAAATTAACGCAGAGCAATTGAGAGATTTGAAACAAAACTTTGCAGAAAGTCAGTTGAAAAACAATGGTGGATTGGTTGCTATTGACGACACGATGGACTTTAAACGATTGCAAATACCCGTTGAAGTTTTGAATTTCTTAAACAGTTATAAGTTCAGTACTTCACAAGTTGCTAAAGCGTTTGGTTTGCCAGTATCTAAATTAGGTATTGAAACAGTTAATACATCTATCACACAGGCAAACCTTGAGTATTTGCAAAGTACATTAGATCCGATATTCAAAATGATGATTTCAGAATTAGAAACCAAGATATTTAAGTTTATTGATTCGGGTTATGAATTAGAGTTTGATTCATCACGTCTGATAGACATAGACCCAGAACTACAATTGCAACGTATCACAGAATTGCATGGTAAAGGGATTATATCGACAGACGAAGCAAGAAGTGTATTTGGTTATCAACCTATTGAACACGGTGAACAACCACTTGTGGACCTTAACAGAGCGCCACTTTCTACTTTACAGAACTATCAAGAATCTAAGATAGACAAAGAAGTCGAAAAGAACTCCATTAAAGGGGGTGATGAGTATGACGAACAGTAACGTTGACACTGGACAACAAGACATGGTTGTGGAAGGTTACGCAATTATCTTTAATTCAACGAGCGATGACTTGGGTGGGTTCAGAGAAATAGTAGCGCCAAATGCCTTAGATGGTGTAGATGTAAGTGACGTGAAATGTTTAATTAACCACGATTTCAGTTATGTTATAGGTCGAACACAAGCAGGAACGCTTGAGTTACAAGTGGACGAAAAAGGATTGTATTTTAAGTGCCACTTACCTAATACATCTTACGCTAGAGATATTTATGAAAATATTAAAGCGGGCAATGTAAACCAGTGTAGTTTCTTCTACACATTACCACCTAATGATTCAACAGCTCGTACATGGCAAAACATTGATAATGAGTACGTTCAAACCATAAATAAAATCGATGAACTTATTGAAGTCAGTATTGTTACAATACCTGCCTACAAAGATACATCGGTTGAAGTCGGTCAACGTGCAAAAGATTTAAAGAAATTCAAACAGTTGGAACAAATGAAAATAGCACTAGACATAGAAAGCCTTCGTTTTGAAACGTAAGGCTATTTTTTATGCACAAATTTAATAAGGAGTGATATTGCATGGCCAATTTAGATGAGCGCAAAAAAGAAATCGCTAGTTTGATTTCTAAAGCACAAGAAGCAGTTGAAAAGGGCGACCTTGAAACTTCGCGTAATTTAAAAGCTGATATTGATGCACAGAAAAAAGAGTTTGAAGAACTCGAACAGCTTTCACAAGAAATTGAAGCATCGGCACCTAAGTTAGAAGAAACGCCACCTCAAAGTGAAGGTGCAGAAGTCGAAGATAACAAAGGTGATGACACTGGAGAAGGGTCAGAAAGTAAACCATCTGACGACAAAGAGGAGAAACCGTCAGACGAAGAAAAACCTGATGATAAACCGAAACCAGATGGTCCATCTGAACCTGAAGAAAAACCAGAAGCACCTGCTATCGAGAAAGTAGAAGAACCTACTGAAGAAGAATTAGAAGAAGAAAAAAACAAAAAGAAAAAAGAAGGAGCGAAACGTTCTATGGCGAAATTAAATCAAAACCCAGAAGAAAGTTTAGAAGTACAAGGCTTTGAACAATACATGAAATCAAAAGGGGCTAAACGTGACAACGTTAAATCAGACGATGTTGGCGTAACTATCCCAGAGGATATTAAATATATTCCTGAAAAAGAAGTAAAAACAGTACAAGATTTATCAGAGTTGGTACAAAAAACATCAGTATCAACTGCAAGTGGTAAGTACCCAATCTTAAAACGTGCTAACGCTAAATTCAACACTGTGGCTGAATTAGAGAAAAACCCAGAGTTAGCTCGTCCAGAATTCGAAACGGTAAATTGGGAAGTTGAAACATATCGTGGATCTATTCCAATCTCACAAGAAGCATTAGACGATTCAGTTGCTAACTTAACTGCTATTGTGTCTGAAAACATCAACGAACAAAAAATCAACACTTTAAACGAAAAAATCGGAGATGTATTAAAAGCGTTCAACCCGACGTCTATTTCTGATGTGGACGACTTAAAAGCAATCATCAACGTTAAATTAGATCCTGGTTATGACCGTCAAATCATCTGTACTCAAAGTTTCTACCAAAAACTAGATACTTTGAAAGATGGTAACGGACGTTACTTATTACAAGACAGCATCATCAACACTGCTGGTAATACTGTATTAGGTATGAACGTAACTGTAGTACGTGATGACTTATTAGGTGAAAACGGAGACGCGTTAGCATTCATCGGTGATGTTAAACGTGGTGTGTTATTCGCGGACCGTACAGACGTGTCAGTGCAATGGATTGAAAATGAAATCTACGGTAAATACTTGATGGGTGCTTTCCGTTTCGATGTAAAACAAGCTGATAAAAATGCTGGTTTCTTCGTAACGTTTGAAGATGCAGCAACAGAACCTAGTGGAGATTTAGGAGCATAAGTAAAGTAGGTGACTTCAATGTTTAGATTAGACAGCGTTGAATCAATCAAGAAGGCAATACGCGTGGATCATGATTTCGATGACGATCTAATCATGAATGTGTATTTGCCAGGTGCAATTAATGAAGTGAAAACAGCTGTTTCATTAAATAGTGAGGATGAACCTTTTTACAAGGATAATCCAACGTTTAATTTAGCGGTATTGAATATCATCGCACACCATAATGATAATCGTTCGATTACTTCAAACGAACAAAGTTTTGATATACCAGCATCTTCAATGAAGTTAGTGCAGACATTGCGTAGCGACCTTGCTAAATGGCGCAGAGATAACATCGAGGTGATAGCCGATGAACCTTAACCAATTAGATTACAGAGTTACGTTTTACGAGAACACTAATGACGGTCCAGAAGCTGGTATGAACGAACGGAACGAGTTATATAGTTGTTTTGCTGGAATGTATGAGCCTACACAAAAAGACGTTCAGTTAGGAAACCTAGAACTTAGCAAAAGGTCAGTCACATTAAATATTAGAGATGCACAACCTCAATTTATACCTAATGTAAATCAAACGTTTGAGATACAGAACGGTATGTATGCAGGGTTGTTTTTTAATGTCAAAAATGTGGCGCCTGCTAAGTCACCTAACTACGTCAAAGTCGTAGGTGAAGAACAATGACGGTAACAGTAAAAGGTGATAAAGAAATAATCGCTTATTTAGAAAAGAAATACGGTAAATCTGCTACTAAACGCATAACAGACTTTGCACTAACCAAAGGTGGGCAGAAGGTTGTTCAAATAATCAAAAACAACATGAAGTCATTTAAAGATACTGGTGAATCTGTCGAAGAAACGACAGTATCTAAACCTATGACGATAAATGGTGTACGCACAGTGAAAATTCATTGGCGTGGACCCAAACAGCGTTATAGGATTATCCACTTAAATGAATATGGCCACTTTGACCGTGCTGGAAAGTGGGTTAATACAGCTGGTAAAGGTGTTATTGAAAACGCTATGCGTGAAGGCAGAGAAACGTATTTCAGAACAGTTAAAGAAGAAATGAGAAGGAGGGTGTAACTTATTGGACGACATCACAATGAAGATATACCAAGCGATTATAGATAACAAAGAAATTATGGAGCATGTTCCTAAGAACAATATAAAGTTCTTCGATTATCCCAACGCACAAGAAATCAAAGATGTAGTGATTGTTATAGATCCATTGGATACACCTAAACCTTCTGATTTCGGCGATAACGACAATTTAACTTATGAATACTTTTATCAAATAGATGTATTTGTAAAACAAAAGCAAAGCGTAAATGGACGAGTCCTATCAGATAGGCTCGTTTTTTTATTGCAAAGAATGATGTGGGAAGTATTGGGATTTGGTGAAACGTCTTCCATGAAACCCGAATATATCAAGGAGTTCAACATCTACCGACAAGCTAAACGGTTTGAAGGTAAACAATATTTTAATTTATAGGAGTGTTTTAATATGGCAGAGAAAAATTACCGTTCATTTACAGGTTTAACAGAGTTTTATTACAAAGTTCATGGTGAAGATGTACAAGTTGTTACAGACCCAGAACGTATTAAATATTTACAAGAAATTTCAGTATCAAAAGACCAAGACATTGAAAAAGCTTACGGTGATAACCAAGTAGCAGAAATGGCTGTTGCTAACGGTACTATCGAAGTAGAAGCTGGTTTCCACAAACTGCCTTTAGAGGACAGAGTGGCATTATTTGGCTTAGAAAAATCAGAAGATGGTATTGTATCAGTTGGTAACGATACGCCTCCATATGTAGCTGTTATGTTCGCTAAAACTATGGAAGATGGTTCTCGTGAATATGTAGGATTACCTAAAGGATTATTCACATTCCCTGAATTAGAAGGCAACACAAAAGAAGATGGCGTTGAATTCAGTTCAGATTCTACTACTGCAGAATTCATGCAAGCACCAGTTAAAGGCTTTGAAGAAGAAAAAGCTATGTTACTAGGACATGATGCTAAAGGTACATCTGTTATGAAGGATGCTATTTGGGAAGCTATCTTTGGAGAAGGGAAAGCACCAGAAAATGATACTACAGGTGATCAAGGTTCAGAACCCGAAGCAGATTTAGGCGCGTAACTTACAGGAGGTTTGATTATGGCTAAGAAAAAATATGAAGTCTTACACAAGTTCATCGATTTAGAGGATAAGAACAAAGTATATAACGCTGGAGATACTTATCCTAAACCAGCAAACAAAAAAGTGTCTCACGATCGCATATTAGACCTTTCTACAAGCGATAACAAACGTGGCAAGGCATTAATCAAAGAAATAGAAGAATAACTAACATGAGGGCTTAAACGCCCTCTTTTTATTTGCAAATAAAAACCAAAATTAAAGGAGAAATTAAATATGGCTAAACGTAATTTTATTAAATTAACTCAAATCGACAAAAAAGGTAACGCAGTAACAGATTCAGAAGGCAACGCAAAATACGATACATTCATTACTCCAACACAAATTCCATTCCGTAAAATCTATGATGCTGCAGACTTAATGGACGGTGCATCAGACGAAAATACTTCCGCACAAGAAAACATCGACCAAATGCTAGACATGGTCGTAGACATTTACAACAACCAATTCACAAAAGACGACTTACTAGACAGATTACATGCACCAGATGCAGTAGAAGAATTACAAGGACAAATTGAATTTATCGCACAAGGACAAATGGATGAAGAAAGAAAAAAGGAACTAGCGAGAATAATTTAAAATCTCTATCTTATAAAGAACATAAAGAAAACATGAAGAAACTCATGCTACAAATGATGAAAGATGGGGGCAAGGATATTAATGACATTTTGGATATGCCCTTTGCTTTCTTCATGGAGTTAGTTAACGAAAGTAATAAGAAAAACGTCAAGAAAACGGATAGCATGCTCGATGCATTTATGTAATACATCTCACAAGTAAGGAGGTGGAGTAATGGCAGAAAGAATAAAAGGGTTACAGATCGACCTATCCATGCGCGACATGGGAGTTAGTAAAACGCTAGCTGGTATTAAGCGTGAGTTTAGGTCTTTGAACTCTAGTTTGAAATTATCTAGTAACAACTTTAAATATGGTGAAAAGAGCGCATCTTCATATAAAGCAAGAATGAATGATCTCGACAAATCTATTAAAGTTGGCACATCAAATTTAGGTGAACTAGAAAAGCAATATAAACAAGTGGCACAATCACAAGGTGCAAACAGTGCTAAAGCGGTAAGATTGCAAACAGAGTATAACAAGCAAGCTAATGCTATTAATGCTATGAAAGACGAATACGGTCGTTTAAATCAGTACTATAGAGAAAACTTTTCTATGGCTGGTCGATTAAGTAATTCGTTTAAAAGTATAGGATCTAGCATGCAAAGTGTAGGTGGCCAAGCTCAAAACATGGGCCGTTCACTAACAAGCAGTATTACTAAACCTGCATTAGTCGCTGGTACTGCGATGGCTGGTATCACTGCTAAGCTAGGTTTCGACAGGTTAGTCGGATTAGACAGTGCAAAAGCTAAACTTGAAGGACTAGGCTATTCAACTAAAGAAGTTGGATCGATCACTGACCAAGTATCGAAAGCTATTGAAGGTGGCATGACCACAATGGCAGAAGGTACTGACGTGGCAGCAGGTGCATTAGCAGCAGGTGTAAAAGAAGGTAAAGATTTAGAGAAATACATTAAGCTTGTTGGTGACGCTGCAGTTGGTAGTAACAGACCAGTATCTGAAATGGCTATGATATTCAACCGTGTACAAGGTCAAGGTAAACTTATGACACAAGAATTGAATATGGTTGAGGAAGGTATGCCTGGATTTAGTAATGCTATGGCTAAACATTTAGGCGTTTCATATGATGCATTTAGAGAAATGGTTACCAATGGTGAAGTTAGTTCGAAAGAGTTCTTAACTGTAATGGACGACTTCGCAGGTGGTATGGCAAACGCTTATTCTAAATCATGGAAAGGCATGATGCAAAACACTAAAGCCTATATTGGTATGATAGGTGAAAGTTTATTAGGCGGAGTGTTCGAGCAGTCAAAAGACTCACTCCACGAATTTGAGAAGATGTTAAAATCTCCTGGCGCTCAACAATGGGCGAAAGAAACGGGAGAAAAATTAGGTAGTGCCTTTTCTAAACTAGCAAATGGTATTAAAGGTATTATAAATTGGTGGCAAAGTTTAGATGGTTCCACTCAAAAAACATTGGGTGGAATGGTCAAATGGCTAGGCATCACATTAGTAACGGTGGGACCAGTTTTAACTATATTCGGTAAGATGGCAAGCACTATTGGTGGTATGTTTAGTGGAATGTCTAGTTTAATACAATTCTTCATTAGACATAATGGTGCGGCTAAAGTTTCTGCTGCATCACAGGCTATATGGAATGGTGTTACTGCTACAGCTAGGGGTATAGCCAACGGATATAGAGCTGCAATGACTGCATTAACCACTTCTCAGACGATACAAGCGATTAAATCTAAAATTGCAGCAACTGCAATGACAATATGGACTGGTGTTACTAAAGCAGCAGCATTAGCCACAAAAGGATTAGGATTAGCAATAAGATTTATGACTGGTCCAGTAGGAATTGTTATCACTGTGATTACTGCGCTAGTAGGTGCTATCATTTACCTTTGGAAAACGAATAGCACATTCAGAAACGCTGTAATAACTGCATGGAATGCAATTAAAAACGCAGCAATATCTGTCTTTGGATTCATCAAACCTTATATCATTAATATTTGGAACGCAATTAAAACTTCTACAATTGTTGTTTGGAACGCCATTAAAAACACTGCTATAACAGTTTGGAACGCCATTAAATTCGCTGTTCAGCACCCAATCCAAGCGTTAAAAAATATTTTATCTGCTTTATGGAATGGAATGAAAGCAGCAGCAATTAAAATATGGACGTTACTTAAAAATGGTGTAGTTGCAATAATTAAAACTTATGTTAACCAAGTTAGATCTAACTTTAACTTGGTGAAAAGAATTGTGTTGACTATATTCAACGCTATTAAGTCATTCTCCATAAAAGTTTGGAATGCGATTAAAAATGGCATACTAAATATTGTTAGAATTTTAAGAAATGGTATTGCTAAAATATTCAAAGGAATAAAAAATACCGTAACAACTATATTTAACGCAGTTAAGAATTTTGCTATTAAAGTTTGGAATGCTATTAAAAATAGTGTTATAAACCGAGCTAAAGGACTTTGGAATGGTGTTCGCAGTACATTCAATGCACTTAAAAAAGGTACGACTGCAATATTCAACGCAGTCAAAAACTTTGCGTCAAAAGTGTGGACTAGCATTAAAAACGCTGTCGTTTCAAGAGCTAAGGCATTATGGTCTGGTGTAAGAAATGCATGGAACAAACTTAAAAAAGGCACAACTAACATATTCAAGTCAGTTGGTAGTTTCATGAGTTCTAAATGGAATTCTATTAAATCCGGAACAGTAAATAAAGCTAAAGCGCTATGGTCTGGTGTAAAAGGCGCTTGGGGTTCTTTATCTAAAGGAACACGCAACACAATGAATTCCATTGGCGGTTTCATGTCTAAAAAATGGCAAGGCATCAAGAGTAGTACAGTAAATTTAGTTACTGGAATGAAGAACAAAATCACTGGTGTCATGAACAAAATGGGTGACGTTATCAAGTCGGTAACTGGTGATATTAAAGGCTTCTTCTCTGGAATGATAGACAAAGTTAAAGGTGGATTAAACAAACTTATCGAAGGTGTGAACTGGGTTGGTGGAAAACTTGGTATGGATAAACTTCCTAAAATCAAACTCCACACTGGTACAGAACACACCAACACAACTACGAACGTTGTTAAGAACGGTAAGATAGCGCGTGATACATTTGCCACTGTGGGAGATAAAGGACGTGGAAATGGTCCTGGTGGTTTCAGACATGAAGCTATTAAATACCCTAACGGTAAAATGGCACTCACACCTAACAGAGATACAACAGCATTCTTACCTAAAGGATCATCTGTTATGAGTGGTGCGCAAACGCATAGTATGTTAAGTGGATTACCTAGATTTAATAAAGGTACTTTATCCAATAAAAAACCTAAGAAGAAAAAGAAAGGCGATAACATCTTTGGTGATGTTTGGGAAGGTACAAAAGCTGGAACAAAGGCAGCGACAGGAAAAGTTGTAGAAGGCGGTAAAGCTGTTGTTAGCAAATCTCTTGCTATGGCTGCTAAAGGTAAAAAATGGATGGAAGATAAAATTGGCGATGTAATGGACTGGATTGAAAAGCCAGGAAAACTACTCGACAAAGTACTTGAAGGTGTCGGTTTAAACCTTGATGGTTTTGGTATTGAAAAAGCAGCAGAGTTACCTTATGACATGATGAAAGGTATGTTTGGTAAACTTAAAAAGTCTGCTATCGATACTTTTACATCATGGATGGAAGATTCAGCAGAAGGTGACGGAGGATATATCGACCTTTCTAAAGGTATTAATTTCCCATTCAGTCCTAACGGCAGAGCGCCAGGTTATCCATTCGCAGGACCACATATGGGTGTAGACTTAAACTATAAAAATGATAAATTATATAGTGTATTAAATGGTAAAGCTACTGCTCGTAAAGGTTGGAACGGTGGCTTCGGTAACATGGTTGACATTGTTAAAGGTGCAACTAAAGTTATTTACGGTCACATGAGTAAACATGCGTTTAGCGGAAGTAAAAACGTTAAACCAGGTGACTACTTAGGTGTGTCTGGTAACACAGGTCGTTCATCTGGTCCTCACTTACACTTTGAAGTTCAAAAAAACGGAACGCCAATCGACCCATTGAAATGGTTGAAGAAAAATGACGGTGGCGGTGGTAAATCAGGTAAATGGAATGGCGATATTAAAAAAGCGCTTAAAATAGCTGGTTTACCAACATCTGGCGCATATGTTAAAGCATGGCAAAAACAAATCCAAACAGAATCGGGTGGCAATCCTAAAGCGTTAGGCGGTACTGATGGATTAGCTGATGGTCGTGCAAAAGGTTTAGTTCAAGTTAAACCTGGTACGTTCAACGCTTATAAAGCTAAAGGTCACGGAAACATATGGAATGGATTGGATAACCTAATTGCTGGTATGAGATACGCTAAAGCTAGATATGGCAAGGGTGGCATGTTAAGTGTTGTCGGTAAAGGTCATGGATATGCTACAGGTGGACTAATCAATTCTTCCGGCCTATACAACTTAGCTGAAGGTGGCTACCCAGAGTTTGTAATACCTACTGACCCAAGTAGACAATCTGATGCTATGAAGTTACTTGCTATTGCTACACAAAGAATAGAAGGTAATAAGAAAAACAAACGCCCTAATCAAATGCGTACCCCTTCCACTACCGATACTAATGACAACGAAATGATAAATGTTATGGCTAGGCAGTTAGAAGCTACACAAAGGCAAGTAGAATTGCTAACACAACTTGTAGCTAGTAATCAACGTTTAGAGCAGAAACCTACAGGCGTGAGCGAGCAAGATATGAGTAAGGCACAAGGTAAACGAGCGCAAATGATGGCATACAACATGGGAGGTGCTTTCTAATTTGAAAAAAGAAGTAAGGTTATTTAATGATAACTTTGATGTTAAATTGACTGATACACCTAATTTATTGTTTTTAGATCACATAGAAGAAGATGTGGAAGTTAAAGCAAACACAACTGAAATCAATGGTACTGATGGAGTACTTATGGGTCCGACTACGTTCGGGCCTTTTAATTTAGTTTTAAACTTTTCATTTAAAGGGTTAGATACTAAAGATTTGAAACTGTATAAAGAGAAAATAAGAAACATCTTATACCAACGTGAACCATATTATGTGTGGCACAGTGATGCACCTGGTAAAAAATACGCAGTGTATTGTGATAGCAATGATAATGAAGATTTAACTAATTCATTTGCTACTTTTAAAGTAACTTTCGTTGTATTCAAAGGTTATTCAGAATCATTAAAAGACACAAGTCAATTCAGCTTATCTAGTGGAGAATGGCAATTTGAGGCTGGTGTGTTATCTGATAACGAAATTAAATACAAACACACTACGACAAGTTTTAAAATCTATAACGGCTCAACAGATACGATTAATCCATTACTTAGACACAAACTGAAAGTGTTAATTAATCTAAATGCGCCGAAAGGTTTCAAAATAAAAAACACAACAACGGGCGATGTATTCGAATACAAGAAAGCTATTAAGAGCAATCAACGTTTTACACTAGATGGTGTACATCCGTTCATAAACAACAAACGCGTTGGCATAGATACCAATTGGCAATGGCTCACATTAGATGAAGGTTTCAATGACATAGAAATCATTGGCGAGAATATCAGTAACGTTCAGACACAATGGATATTCCCTTTCATATATAGGTAGGTGAATGAATTGGAAAGTTTAATTTTAAAAAATAAAAAAGGCACATACGGTGAAATATTAACCGATTTTGATTTCGGTTCATTCAAATATGAATATGAAAAGAATAATGAACGTTCTGTTGCTTTCACTATATTTAAAACAACATCTAATTCTGACATTTTTGATGCAATGTTGAATGAAATGTTGATACTTTGGAAAGGTCAGGAATATGTGATTAAATCAACTTCTGTTAAACATGATGGTGCAATTGTATCTAATGATGTGACTGCCAAACATATATTTATGGAGTTTCAAAATCATTACATTCAGAAAGATTTAGAAAATGAAGAAATGAATAGTGAAGAAACTACAGATGAAGAAAGTAAACCTACAATGACGCTCGAACAATATCTTGAGTTTGGCTTTAAAGGTAATAAGCTAGGATTTACCTACGAGATCAAAGGCACATTTAATAAACGTGTTGAGGTTGATGAATTAGGTAACAAAAACGGGATGGAGTTTCTCACAGAGGGTGCTGAATTATTCGATTATATTTATTTTGCCGACAACAAGAAAATTTATATCTATGATGAAGCAACTTTTTATCAAATGACAGATATACCGTTAATCTACAAATATAACTCAAGTGAAGTACAAGCAACAATTACTACAACTGATGTAAAAACTTACATTCAAGGTTATGGCAAGAAGAAAACTAAAGCTGAAACCAAGAACTATAAACCTATGAAACCTAAAGATTTAAGTTACTCAGGAACATTTATTAAGGATGGTACTTGGAGAACTGAAAACGTTGGAGATAGTTACACTAAGACTTTTAACTGTAAATGGGGAAACGAAACACTCGAATGGACATTAAAAAAAATGGCTAAAGGTGGTTTGCTCGATGTTTATTTAGATAGTGAGTTAGTTGGACGGTATGAATGTTATAGCAAAACAGCCACAAGCGAGAAAATAGTTATCGCAAGGAATTTATCAAAAGGTAATCACACATTTAAAGCGGTATTCAGAGGAGCCAAACCCGGTATAGACTATAAAAAGTCAAAACCTTGTATGTATGTTGGAACGGAGAAATCTACAATATTAAACCTTACAGCAGTACTAAAAGGTTCAGATATTTATCATGCTTATGCTGAATATAAATCCCCGAATATAGACGCTTTTGGTTTTTCGGAAGCACCGACAGTATTTGATGATAATGCGTTAGATAAAGATGAATTATTAAAGAAAATAAAAGACGAACTCAACGACCAACCAACTGTTGAAGTGTCAACTAACTACTTAGGTTCTGTCGAGAATAAGCACTATCTTAATAATAATGACATTAAAGAAAACAACACAATACGCTTCATACACCAACCCTTAGGCTATAACTTAGATTTAAAAGTTGTTAAAATCACTGCTTCACATCCATTAGTAAATGAACCGGTGGAAGTTGATTTCAGTAATTCACCAACAGATATTATAAAAATACAGCAGGGTATAAGCAGAAATATTAAAAAAGTAAACAATTTAGTAAGAGGTGGTTCGCTCAGTGGGACATCTTTTACTATACCCGAAAACTATTCAGATATTGTGGGGGTGACATTAACAGATGGCTGAGATTAACCACAGATATTTAAAAGACAATGATGGAGATACCTTTTATCCGATAACTCATATCGATGCTGTACAGGGCTTAGATCAAGAAAGCACTGATAATGCTTTAACAGATATGAATGACAAGATTAACCAAATGAATACTTTAATCACAGAAGCTAATGGAACGATAGCAAAACAACAAAAAATCATAGAAGAAAACGATAAAGCTATTAAAACATTTGATTTAGCAATGAAGGATACAGTAGGCGATACAGGCTGGGTAGATATAAGTGTACCACCAACCATGAAAAATTTTGCTCAAACGAATGGGTTTAAATGTGGAATACGTGAGGTCCGAGTAGGAAATAGCTTAATGCCACATAATTTTATTGTTCGTTCAATAAGATTGAACGTATCTACTATTACAGGAAATACTATGCAAATAGCTCAACTACCCAAAGGATTTATTACTAACAACCAATCATTTATAGCTAGACAAAATGGTTACAGGCACCCGATAACTATTGAATGCTTAAACGATGGAACAGTAACGGCTTTTGTTCACCCTGATGACCAATCCAAAACTAATTGGCTCTACCAAGAGTTTACTTGGCTGGAATAAAAAAGGAGTAAGATAAATGAAACTATATATAAACTTCCCTATTGAACTAGGTCAAAATTTTAGATATAAAACAGTAGAGAACTTTAAACGCATCTTAGATAACTATAAGTATCTTAATGAAGATATGAAGCATCATAGAGAAGAAGAAAAACATGCTCACAACTCAAAACAGATTGATTACAAGCTCTCAAATGTTCATGATGAATTAACTTATCAAGATGGACGTATTGAGGGCTTAGTTATTGGTCATAATGGTGACGGTATAGAAGAAATTAAAGATAGTAGAACAGCTTTAGATGGCACAAATCAACCTTTACTATCTAAGCGTTTGAAGTATGACTTTGAAATCATTAAAAACAAAATGGAAGAAAATTTTAATTATCTTAACAAGAAGATTGAGCGCATTGTAAACGTGAATGATTACGGTGCAGACCCAACAGGTGAACAAGATTCCACTCAAGCCTTTAAAGAAGCTGTAAGAGGTGGTAATGTTCACGTTCATATGACAGCAGGTACTTATAAAGTAACTGGAATCAAGCTACCAAACAACACTGTATTATCAGGTGAAGGTAAAGATATTACTACAATTAAATTTGCGGATGAAACGCCTGCAGAAAACATTGTAATTACCAATGAGGATATGTCAGGTAATGGGCATAACATTGGTATTAAAGATTTTACAGTTAACGGTAACAAGTGGAGACAGAACAAGAAGTTCAATGCGGCAGGCGGTTCATTATCTTCTAACGTAAGATTCGCAGGTGTTAAACACGGGTTTGCAAGTAATATAAAATCAATTGATTCATTATTACATGGTTTTGATATTACTTATGCCAGTGATGATTATTTCTATCAAGGTGATGGAGTAAGAGTTAATGAAGCTTTAGAAAGTAAATACATTCATATTGATAACTGTGAAGCTAGTGGTTTTGGTGATGAAGGTATTACTACCCACCACTCAAGATATTTGTTAATCACTAATAACTACTTGCATCATGCTACAGGTGGTGGCAATAATAACGGTATTGAAATAGATGATGGTTCACAGCATATAATGTTAGATAATAACAAAACTGAAATGAACTATGGAGGAGTAGAGGTTAAAGCCCATGCTCCAGCTTCAGCTCCTAATAATGTTTTAATCAGTAACCACATGTCTATTCATGATTCAAGAGCATATAACTTACGTCACATTGGACATCATAGAGCAGGAGACCCTAAATCTAAAACAGCACACAGTTTAATGTTAAATAATTGTACAGCAATCGAACCTTATGATAATAAAGTTTATCCTAACACAACACCAAGAGCATTAGTTATTTCTGCTTATAGAAACGTACAAATTAATAACTTTAGCGCAGTTGGTGATGGTAAATTTACAGCAAATCAACCAGTTATCGCCGTACAATTTATGGCAGAAAATGTTATGTTTAACGGCATTAACGTAACTGGTTTTAAAAATGCTTCCACTGATATTAAATTATTTGGTGGTAAAAATAGAGGTAAAAAATTTACTATTACTAATGCAAATATTTGGAACTCATCTCAAAATATTGGTATAGCTGGTGGCGCGGGATTATATGATATCCGGATCATTAATGCAAATATACAAGGACAAGGAACAGGTAATGGTATAGAGTTATATAACCATACCGCTGAAATAATTGGTTGTCACGCAGACAATTATAAAAATCCAGCAGTAATTGGTGGAAACCCTTATTCTACAGTGCCTACTTTCTTAAAAGGTGGATTTAACGGAGGTACAACGGGTTCTTCTGCTTTATCTAACCGTTCTGCAATACTTGCTTCTACTGGTGGTTCGTTTGCACACAGCGCTCGTTCATGGGTAGCTGGCTCTGGTGCTAATTCACATGCATGGGGTTCACGTAGTGCTGTACTTAACTCATTGGAATCAGAAACTACTAATGGAAATCATACACAAACAATATTGAACTCAAGAGGTATGAAAGTAGATAAAAACTACACTGTAGCAATGGGCTATGGTACAGATGGGCCTTCAACAGAAAACACAGGTATAGAATTTAGACCTATTAGCGGCAATGCATATTTCAAAGGTAAAATAACTTCAGGAAATAGCACAGGTGACTATGCAGAGTATTTTGAATCTCAATCAGGACAAGAAATCCCTAACGGATATTTAGTTACACTCGATGGAAGATATGTCCGAAAAGCTAACTTAAACGATACACCTATCGGAGTTATTTCAGGGACAGCAGGAGTTATTCTTGGTGACCAAATGTTCCACCATAAAGAAAAATTCTTAAAAGATGAATTTGGTGTTACACAAACTGAATGGACTACTAAAGAGTGGCAAGATGATGAAGGTAAGTGGTACTCAGAAGAAGTAGAACTTCCTATCCCTAACCCTGATTGGAAAGAAGCAGATAATAAATATATAAACCGTTCGCAACGCCCTGAATGGAACGTAGTAGGTCTTGTAGGACAAGTATACACTCGCATTGACTCAACAGTATCAGAGAATGACTATATCAAACCTAATAAAGGTATCGGTACTAAAGATAACGTGAATGGTTTCTATAGAGTGTTGGAAATAACTACGCCTTATAATTCTGAAAAGGGTTATGGTGTGGCAGTAGTATTAATCAAATAAGGAGGACAAATAAATGGCTAATGGTATAGATAAAAAAGCCTTATTTAACTTAAAATCTGAACCTTATTTAAAACCTATTTCCGATTTGGGAGTAGGTTTTTATAATTTAGATGAAAACACGGCGATATTAAGATTTCAGTTAAGTAATGCAAAAGGACCTTTATTAGTTCACGAGAACAACTTGACAGCATACGCTTACTTTGAGTCAAGTAATGGTAGTGCATCAGACGTAATTGAGTTAGAAATTGAAGATTCATTCAACGGTATTGTAACGATTACTTTAGATAAGGATTTTTTACAAGCTAGCACATCTACAAAGGTTAAAGGACAAGTTTATATTGGTGTTAATAATGTAGATGGAAACCCCGAATACAATGAAGTTGCTGTATTTAGAGAGTTTACTTTTGAAGTAGCAGATGCGTTGATTAATAAGATTTCTTCATTCACTAAGATTGAATATATCCGTATGTTCGACCAATTAAAAATGCATATTGAACAAAAAGTAAAAGATATTGAAGAAGCTATAGCAAATGGTGCAGATTATGTAGCAGAAATGAAGTCAGTATTACAAGAAGGTACTGAAACACTTAATGCAATTGTTAATGATGGCAAAAAAGATATTCAAGCTTACATTGCTCAAGCTAAAACTGATTTAACTATAGTTAAAAACGATGCTACAGAAGATATAAACACTACAGCTAACAATGCTAAATCAAGTGTTCAAGATACAGCTTCAACAGCAGTAAATAGTATTGATAGTAAAGCTACAGAAGCTACTGAACATGTAGATGCAAAGGTTACCGAGTTTAATCAGACGGTAACTGACAATGGTTTCTTATCACCTCAAATGTTAGATGAAGAGTTAGAAAGTTTAGAGTGGCAAAAAAAGAAACTTACAAATGAAGACGGAGGATATGAGACTATCTCTTTGGATAGTGATGTTGATAAACTTCACTCAATGGAAGGCGGGTTATACTACTTCACATCTGTCCCTATAACTGACGCTTCTTCAACAGCGGGCTATGCACAAGTCGAAACGCGCACTGGGATTAGTAATATAAAAAGAATTACGTTTAAACCTTATAATTCTAATCAAATATGGGTTAAACGTTTGTATAATACGTGGAATGATTGGGAGCGTATAGACACTTCTCAAACCGACACTGGTTGGATTCCATTTAATTTAATAAACGGTGCTAAAACTAACAGTTCGTATGATTACGGTGGACCTCGCAATGGTTACGGTTGTGCTTATAGAACTATTAAACATGGCGATGTAACAGAAAGACATTTAAGAATAAATGGTTCTAATGTTGAACACAGTCAAGTTATAGCACAACTACCTCCTGACTTTTGTAAAAATGTACAAGTAGGATTCATAAGAGCCCCATTAGCTCATAACGGAACTAGCATTATTATTGAAAATACTGGTGAAGTAAGAGTGTATCTCAGTAATAGCAAAGAATGGGTCAATGATGATGGTTATTATCTATACGGAGAAATTAGTTGGCTAGACTAGAAGGAGGTCGAAAAATGGATTTTAAACAAGTATTTTTATATGACGGAACACCTTATTTAGCATTTAGAAATGAAGATGGTGAATATGATTATCCTAAGGATGAATGGACTGAAGTAGCTCCTCCTGATGGGATTTATAGCCCATTCTATTTTAATGGTAATGAATGGATTGGCAGTACTAAAGAGGAATATGAAAAATCACTTCCAAAAGGAGAAAAGACACAACCATCAACATCTGAGATTATGATGTCTAGCACGCAAATGCAGGTAGCAGAAAGTTCTTTTCAGTTAAGGGAAACACAACAAAAATTAGCTGAAACTATGATGGACAATGCTGAAAAAGATAAGAGATTAGAAAGTTTAGAACAGCAACAAGCACAAGTATTATTAGAGTTAGCTGAAATTAAAGGAGGAGAATAATATGTTTCCAGGTTTCGATAATATCAAATATTTTTACGATAGAAATTGCTACACAAGTGCACAAGTTAAAAGATTTGTAGAGTTAGAATGTATTACTAAAGAGCAATATACGGAGATTACAGGAGAAGATTATCCGGAACAACCACAGGCTTAGGCTTGTGGTTTTATTTTATAGAAAGTGGGTGAACGCATGAATGAACACTTTACAATACACGATAAACTAGCCACCTTATCTTTGTTTGGGTTAGGCGTGTTTGTAAATATACGAGGTGTCTATTGGCTTACAAGTCAACATAAAGTAATTAACGAAAGCGATTTTTACCGAGCGCTAAATGAAGTTATGCCTATTTGGATTTGGGGTTTGTTACTGCTTGTGTTCGGCACTTGTCTAATTCTATCAAGTCTTTTGTTTGGTAAAAGGTCTATAAATAATTGTTCGAGCCATTTTATGTTAATAGGTGGGTTAGGAAGTGCCATCATACACTTCTTAATGTCATCGGCAGCTGTGTATAATGCGCTTAATTGGCTAACGCCAGCACAGTTAATCGCTATCACAGCATGGCTTGGATTTGTCGGTTTCTTAGGTGGTTTGGGTATTTATGGACGAAAATAAATATGTATTAAGACACGAGTGGGAAAGATCAAGAGGTAAGATAAATGAACGCATAAACGAAGTGGATAACAAACACACAGACAATTTTAATAGTTTGTTGAACAAAGTAGATAGACAGACATTGCTACAAGAGAAAGCATTTGAATCACAATCTAGGTCTGAGAAACACTTAGAAAAAATGAGCGAATCATTAGCAACAGTAGGAACTAGAGTTACTGATTTAGAATACGAAACAAAAAGTCATGAGAAAGAAATTAAAAGTTTGCAAGGGACTGTAGAAGCAGAAGCAAAAGGAAACAGAGAAGTTATTGGCTACTGGTTGGGATTTGCGGGTGTTGTATTAGTCCCGCTTATCTCTTTGGTAGCAAACATCTTCTTTAAATAAGTCGGCACTTATGTGTCGGCTTTTATTATATATGGAGGTTTTTAGATGAAGAATATTAACTGGAAAATACGTTTCAAAAAGAAATCATTTTGGGTGGCTATCGTTTCGGCGATAGTCCTTTTTGTTAACAATATAACGCAAGCATTAGGATTAAACTATACAGAACAACTGGAACAATTTAGCGATGGTATTAATGGATTATTAGCTGTATTAGTCACATTCGGAGTAATAAACGATCCTACTACTAAAGGGATGAAAGACAGTGGTATTGCACAAACTTATTCAAAACCGCGCGATGAAAATGTTGATTCAGTTGAGTATCAGAAAGTGGTTAGTGATGAAAAAGTTACACCAGAACGAAAAGAAATAACGCCTGAAGAATTTGATACATCTGAACCGTTCACTGATGATACTGACGAAGTAGAATTTGATGTTGCAGATTATGAATATGATGAAGAATTGAAACGTGGTGCTAGTCGTTACCACGATGATGAAGTGTTAAAGGAGAGTGAAGAAGATGGTCGCTAAATTAACACAGAAAGAAGCAGTTGCTTATGTTAAATCACAAGAAGGTAAAGGTTGGGATTTTGATAAAGTTTACGGCTACCAGTGCTTTGACAGTGTCAATTATTATTGGTATAAATTATTCGGTCATGGTTTAAAAGGTGCAGGTGCTGCAGACATACCGAATGTAAACGACTTTACCAATGAAGCTAAAGTTTATCAAAACACACCCTCATTTTTAGCCAAACCTGGTGACGTTGTCGTTTGGAACCGTAACTATGGTGGAGGTTATGGACATGTAGCAGTTGTTGTTTCTGCTACATTAAACAGCTTTGTTGTAATCGAGCAGAATTGGTTGGGCGGTGGATTGAATAAAACTGAAGTAGCTACTAAAAGAACTAAAAGTTACGACAATCCTATGTGGTTTATCAGACCATATTACAAATCGGAGAGTGCAAAATCAGTTTCTGCACAATCCACTACTAAAACTGCTACTAAGAAGAAAACAAAGGCCAAAAAGAAAATGAAGAAATTAACTTATATTCGTGATGAAGTGAAAGGTTATCGTTTACCTAATCGTGGATATAAGCCAACTTCAATAACTTTACACAACGACGCAGGAAGTGTTGGCGCTACAGCAGAAGCATACCATCGCGGTTTGGTAAATGCCCCTCTATCACGTTTAGAGGCTGGTGTAGCCCATTCATATATAAGTGGGAACACAGTATACCAAGCGCTGCCAGAAAGCCGTATAGCGTGGCATACAGCTAATCAGAACGGTAATAAAAATTCATATGGCATTGAAATATGTCAATCTATTGGTGCAAGTGATAAAGTGTTCTTAGCTAATGAGCAAGCGAGTTTCCAAGAAGCTGCAAGATTATTGAACAAATGGGGATTAAAAGCTAATAGAAACACAATTCGTTTGCATATGGAATTTTCACAAACTAGCTGCCCACATCGATCTATGAAATTGCATACTGGTTTTGATCCAGTAACGCAAGGTGTACCTTCGCAAGCAATTAAACTCAAACTTAAAGACTACTTCATTAAGCAAATTAGAGCTTACCAAGCAGGCAAGGTACCGACAGCTACTGTATCTAATAAAACAAGTTCTGCAAGCAATACTAAATCAACTGTAGCTGGTGCATGGAAACGTAACAGTTATGGCACTTGGTATATGAGTGAGAAGGCACGTTTCACTAACGGTAGCCAACCAATTATGGTTAGAACAACTGGACCGTTCAGAAGCTGCCCATACGCTTATGATTTTCAACCTGGTGGCTGGTGCGATTATACAAGCGTTTTACTTCAAGATAACCATGTTTGGCTTGAATATGAATGGAAAGGAACTCTTTACTATTTGCCAATTCGCACATGGAATGGTGCTGCACCTCCCAATCATGTTGTGGGGCCATTATGGGGAAGAATTTCATAAAGTGTGGTATAATGTAGATGCCACGTAATCATACTAGGGTAGGCACATAGTGGTGCTTGCCCTATTTTTTTATGTTATAATTTATTTACATGTATAATTCCTTTCTCAAATTTTTTTATATTCACCACCTACACATGTCACTGGGTGGTTATTTTTTGTAACAAAGTTCAAAATATTTTACAAAAAGGTATTGATGAAATTAACAAACAACAGCAACTTATCATTGAAGAGCAAAGAAAGATAATTAAAGATAAATCGGAGTGATAAACATGGATAACCTTATATGGATTCTACCAACTTTATCAGCGGCATTTTTCGGATTAGCTTTTTATGGTCAATCAGTAAAAGTAGATCGTTTAGAAAAAGATATAGAAAAACTTAAAAGTATAAACTATAGCCGGCCGAATTAA